TCATCTATATGAATATCATATTCTGATTCTGAGAATTCATCATAGTAACTAACTACTTCAGCACCCATATCATCAAGAACAGCTTGTACTTTATGTGGATTTTTCTTCCATACATACTTAGCAACTTCCATTAATCTTTGCATACAATCTCTCTTAAATGAATTATGTAATGAGAAATACTTTTCAGTCATAGAGTTAGATGCTGTCCATCCCATGTTAGATGTACCTACATTAGCATCACCCTTAACATCACCTTGTCTGTATTCATTAACTCCTGAAATTAAATCAAGTTGTTGTTTAACAAATGATAGTAGTTGAACATGCTGATTAATATAGTTACCCATTTCAAGGTTAATACCTGTTGCAGCTAACTGATTATATGTACCTGCTGACTTACCTTGAAGAGGCCCTTTAAGTACCTCATTAGTAGGGTCCATAAACATTACATTAGTAGCTTCTGCATACTGTAACCATTTGAGGGGATCCCACTCTGAAGGAATCATGCTGGTATTAATTGCCAACATTGGTCCTTTATATTTAGAAATAGCTAAGTTTAATCTATGAAAGAATATATCATACAAGTAATCCATAGGTTTCATAACATCCATGAATGACATTACCCTTGAATTATTTGTATTACACAATATTCCTACATAAGGTGGTTTACTTTCTGATAGATTACCCATACTCCTTGATTGATAAGGAATAGGTCTAATTTTTACATAAATATCATTAGCAATTTTAGTACCTTCCCACCATTCATTAACCCATAACCACTTTACTGTTTCACCAGCATCTTTGTCAATCTTGTAGTATTCATCTACAATCTTTTCTTCTGGACTACCATACTCATCATAATAACTTACTTTACCAATTTTTCTTCTAGATCTCCAACAAACTCTCATAACCCTAACATTACCCCTTTGGTCATAAGCACCACCAAAGTAATGTGTAGCAATCTGATTAGGTACAAATAACTCACCTGCTGTATATCCAAATCTTTCTTCAACAGTAATATCTCTGTTGTAAGCCATTTGAATACCACCAGTTCTCATTGCATTGTACTCTTTACTTTGTTCAAGATTTGATATTTGTTCTTTAGTAAGTTCTAAATGGAACATATCAATAACTTGACCTACAGACATCATTGTATATTCTACAATCCAGTCTGCATCCTCTATTTTATAAGTCTCAGGTGATTGAATAGTAAACAAATACAGAGGATTTACTTTTCTAAACACAATATCATTTCCAAGTTCCTCTATACATACAACTTCCTCACCTGATATAAGAAAGTCTTCCCAACACCTCAAAAAGACATCTTGAACTTTTAACCTCTTATATTCATATTTTAATATTTTATTTGCAGTAATTTCTTTAAGATCTTGATAGTTATATTTTAAATACTTATCAAACTTACTAAGTTCTTTCTGCATTTCTTCCTCCATTACTTGAGGATCTATTTCTTGACCTTGAAAAGCAGCTTGAAGTTTAGATTGTGCTATTGATACCAATTTTTGGTACCACATATCTTTAATTTGCTCTTCTTTAGATGAAATACCCATTTGATCAGATGAAGATATAAATGCTCTAAAAGGGTATCTATTTAACCTTTTAGCTTCTTCACCTACTAAAGTATTTATCTTAGAATTACCTAAACCAATATGCTGTATATCTTTAGGAAAGGATGAAAATTCAATACCATATGGTTCACATATAGCTTGAATATCCTTATTAGTTATCATATTATTTCTCAATCTATAATTAACCTTCTTATTATAAAAGGTTTGTCTTACTACAGATGAGTCAAACATTAATACGTTTTCACCAGCATCAATACATTTCTTAGCCCACTCTAAGTTCTTTTCACCATCTGAGAGTGTTTGTCTTGGTACTTGTATTACTAAATTATTCATTTTTTACAAAGTTAGTTATCTACCGAAAAGATTATTAAAAAACAGGTTATTATCTTTATAGCTATTATACTCCATTAGTGGATCATAACTATCTTTTAAAAACCCTTTTTCTTTGAAGAAGTCAGACTCCAAAAAACTTTTAGCTTTCTTTTCATCATTTTTAATAATTTCTCTATTCAAAGTTACGTCTAAAATCAATGCAGCAATCATGGCTGATACCCTGTCAAAGTTTCCATCTTTATTCCACTTAATTAATTCCTGAAGTAAGCCAGTAGACCTTATTCTATTAACATTTAATATTTCAGAATTAGGTTCAATAGGTTCTAATAACCACTCTCTAATTAATTCTCTACCCCAAGTATTTGTTCTTTCTGTAGCCTTATACCCATAAGAAGTATTTAAATTAGGTTTCCACTCAATTTTATCTCTAAGTTGAACAGGAGTTTCAGATAACATATACAAAGCTTTTTTATGCTCCATGTATGTAACAAATCCTAACTTGTTAATTTCTGGAAATCCCATAGCATTGTAGTAGATAATCAATTTTCTACAATTTTCATAAAAATCCTTAGCTAATTGTGGTCTTCCTGTGTACTCAGCTACAACTCTTCTTGTAAACCTATCAAAAACTAATGCACACCCTACAGAATCAGTAGTTGAGTAATCATCATCATAGGGGTCAATAGCTACAATATACCTTCTTGGAAAAACTTTACCATCATTATCTTTTTGAGGTTGTTCATAAATCTCTACACAACCAGTAACATCATCATCAGGTCTTTTCTTAATAGGATAATCTCTATTAGGTTTAGCAAAATCAGAAGTTTGAAACCTTAATTCACCTTCTTCTGTTACAGTAAAATTACCTATCCAGTTACTTTCTATATATTTTTGAGAATTAGATTTAATCTCACCTAATCTTTCATTTAACAACATAGTAGGAAACATATTTCCTGAAGTAATCAAGAATGCTTCTGATGGTGTTAATGGATACTGTGTAACTGCATCTCTATATGCTTGAGGATTACCCTTTTTAGTTTCTCTAAAAGCTAGTATGGATTTTAATGCATATTCTTCATTAGAATTACCATCATCATCTACCAACTTATGTGTAGTCTTAGTTTCTTTATCTGTATAAACACCAAACCTTTGTCTAGTTGATGGTAAAAACCATCCACACTGTTGATTACCTTTATCTGATTCCCAATCATTATGAAAAGAAAGTAAATTAAATCTTTCAGGATCATAATACATTTCAGAGAAAGCTGCTGTTCCTCCACCCATGTCACCACCTGTACCATAAATAATAGGTATTCCAATCATATCATCACCATCTTTCCAACAAGGTTCAGAAATATTATAAGACTCTATAATATTACTAAAGATACCAGCCTCCTCAAACAGGAATATAGAGCTTGATAAACCAGCAGATGCAAATGGGTTATCCTTAAATGTAATCTTCTTAATTTCAGACTGATAACCTACCCATACATCTCTACCATCTTCCATCTTTTTAAGGTGTCTTGCTTTAACAAAATCCTGTGTATTAGGATTTCTAGGTTTATACCATACAGTAGCTTGATCTAAAAAGTTTAAGTTATTGAGAGTCATTGCCATAGTATTATCAGAATACTTATTTTCATAAGCTGATATAATACATTTAGCATTTCTATAAAAATTATACTCATGTGTAACTAATGCAGCATTCTTATAAGAAAAACCAGTTCTTCGTGGTTTAACCATTATAAACCCTTTTTTCTCTAACCTTGCTTTTTCTATCAATGAAAAAAACTCTAAATCTACATCTGTAAACCTAGGAAATCCTTCAGTCTTTCTACCAGTCTTTTCATCTTTTAGAAGCATTCTTGTATAGTTCAAATAGAAGTAATAAGTACCAGGTATAGTGGTATTACCAATAGTAACACCTTCTATACACTTTCTAGCTTCTTCTTTCCAAAATTCATTATACTGATAAGTACCAATAAGAGCTTTGGTATAGCTACCTGTAAGCTCATAATTAATTCTTGCTTCTAAAAATTCTTTTGTATTAGTTAACATTATTCATTAAAATTACCATCTACCTTTTTATCTCCTCTAATTTTAACATTAGTAGTTTCTTTTTCAGATTTAACTGCTGTTTCTAAAGTTTTATATTGACCTACAATTTTACTCATAGAATCAAATATCTTTAATACAGGAGTAACACTATCATCATTTAATTCATTATCCTTTAAATAATCAGACATTTCTTCTATTTTCTCTTTAACAGAAA